GGTTTCACGCACGAGTCTACGGGCGTTACGTCCTAGACTCTTGTTGAGAAGTTTGTTTGGCCCGAGCACGGCCAAGTTGTTCATTAATTTTAGTACAGAATTTAACGCTCACGGGCCCATGCCTTCTCGATATCCACGAGCTCCTGAAGTGCCTGCTTGTCGCGGTCCGGCTGCGTGATATCGGCGTACTCGGCCTCGAGCTTCGTGAGTGGTGCGCGCAGTTCCGCGTGTTCGAGGCGCTTTTTGCTCAGCTGCTCCTCGAGCGCCTTGATCTCGTCCTCGAGCTTCACGACGGGTGTGTGATTGAACACTGCAATCTCCTTGTTCTTCGCCTTTCGCGCCTCCTTGTCCACCACACACGCCTTGATTTCGGCCCGCTTCTGAGCCATCCACTCCCCGTGAATCTTCCACTTATCCGCATCGTCCATGTTGTCCCAGCGACCCTTGGCTTCGGCGAACGCCTCCCAGGCCCGTGCGCGAGCAGCGTCTAGTCCCTGTTCGTCCCGGGCCCAGTCGATCTCACGATGGTGCTCCTCGACGCCCTCGTAAATCGTTTCATAACTACAGGGAGGGTAGCCCTCGTACTCCTCTGGCCCCGTCTCAAAGTCGGCGTCTCCGCAACACACAAAGCCATTCTCGTCCTGGTCGATGCTGATGCCCCAACCCATTGGTCAAAACACGGGCCGTTCCTTTATTAAAAACAATATATCCTTCTCGAGTAAAGATGTTGACTATTCACTGCTGCGCTCAGCCTCCCAAGCACCAGGGCGTTTTCAAGTTTCCTAAGCGTGTTTCACGTGCTCATCGTCTCGCCGAGGTCAAACGCATCGAGAACCAGACGACGGCCAATGATGAAGCCGAGTTCATTAAGGCATATTTCAAGACGCGTGACGGCAAGGCTCACTGGTGGGGTGAGGATGAATAAGGGCAGTCGGACGGTTCGTGGCGGTCCATGAGAAAGTCGGCCGTGTCGAGGAACAGGCTCAGCTCCCAGATTGAACCGATGGTCGGACACCACGGTCGGTGCGTCGGTGCAAACACGTCGACCGTGCTCGCGCCAGAATCTTCAAAGTGAATAGGGTGCCAGTTCGGCAGAGACCTGGTCGCGCCCAGATTCTTCAGCGAGTCGTCGACGAACACGTGCGTCTGAACCTTCGAGAAGTTCTCGTAGGCCGCCGCCTCTGGCTTGAATGGTCCGTCCATCGTCGGGCAGCGCAGGTACACGTCGTCGCCCATGGCCCGGGCAACCTGGCGGCACCAAACCTCGGGCGCGTTTGAAAAGAGCGTCACGTTCCAGCCCTTCTGGCTAAAGTCATGAATCTCTTTGGCCTCGGCCTGAAAATCAGCCGAGTAAATAACCTCGGCCAAATGATCCAAGACGCTCTTGTCGTAAACCTTCTCATTGAAATCTCTCGTGTCTATTCCGAACGAATGCGTCAGACCGCGAGCCGTGTGCCCGTGGACGAGGTACAGGACGTTATTCACCTGACGCGGATCGCGGCATTCTGGAATCTTGTTTTGGACGTACCGTACGCAATTGTCCTTGACGTGAGCCAAGAGCAGCCGGTCCCGGACAATGACGCCATCGATGTCGAGCAAGAGGGACTTGACGGCCATTCTTAGTACATGAGACGGTTATTCTCTTTAAAGAGTTGAGTGGTGAGATGAGTAGTAGCATGTCGCTGAATGTTATCAAGATTAGTCCTTCTGCATCTCTCCCAGTTCGCGCATCCGCAGGTGCTGCTGGTTATGACCTATTCAGCATCGATAGTTACGTTGTCCTACCAGGCCGCCGTGTCGTCGTTTCGACCGGCATCACGGTTCAGCTCCCGCCAGGAACTTATGGATATATTTGCCCTCGCTCTGGACTGGCCGTGAAGCACGGTCTGGACACGCTGGCGGGCGTCATCGATCCCGACTACACAGGCGAGGTCAAGGTTGTCCTGCAAAATCTGGACGCTACACAGCCGTTCGTCATCCGCCCTGGTTACCGCATTGCACAGCTCATGCTAATCAATAATACAATTGCAGACGTCGTGGAAGTTCCAACAGAGAACACGCGTCTGACGGAGCGCGCCGAGGCTGGATTCGGGTCTACAGGTCTGTAGGACTTAGAGGTCTCGAGCCCTATTAAATTAACAAAATGACCCACTTCCAGGCTGTAGCCTGGGACGGTCAAGATCAAGATGATCAATTTACCATTCGCATCTTCGGAAGATCTGCAGATGGTAAATCGGTTTCGCTAGGGACGCCTTTTTGTCCGTACTTTTACGTCAAGCCCGGGCCTCGTACGACGGCACAGACGGTCAGGGCCTTCATCAAGGAGAATGCGTGGCGCGGTCTCGTCTCATGTGAAGTCAAGGACGGTAAGGACCTGTGGGGATTCCAGAATGGCGCACTGACCAAGTTTGTCCGGTGCGAGTTCAAGACGCATAGGGCCCTGCGGAGCTTGGCGTACGGCATCGACAATGCTAAATGGTCCGAGCTTTCGGGATGTCGGGTCTATGAAGCAAATATCGACCCGGTTCTGCGTTTCATGCACTGTTCGGGGTGCACGTCTACGGGCTGGATCGACCCAGGGCTTTGCGAACCTGACGCGGCGACCGCCTGTGACGTGAATCTATGGGCGCCCAACTGGCGTTTCGTGACCCCTCTGGACCGGAGCGACATCGCTCCCCTGCGCATCATGTCGTTCGACATTGAGTGTTACTCGAGCACGGGAGCCTTTCCGGACCCTCGGAACCCGTCCGACGTCATCTTTCAGATCGGTATGACGACCAAGGCGTTTGGTCGGGAGGGTTTCATCGACCGCAAGTGCCTCTGTCTGAAGGAGACGGCAGGGCCTGACGTGGAAAGCTTCGAGACGGAGGCGGCTCTCCTCGAGGCTTTCCAGAAGTACCTGCAGAAGATCGACCCGGACATTCTGACTGGCTGGAACATCTTCGGGTTCGATCTCGAGTATTTGCACATGCGCGCCGTGCGCACGGGTGCAAGCACGGTATGGGGCCGTCTGAAGGACTGTCCGATCGAGGAGGTGACGGTCAAGAATCTGAGCTCGAGCGCTCTCGGCAACAACGAGCTCAAGATGACCCCCATGAAGGGTCGGTACGTCTTTGACCTGTTTCAGGATGTGAAGCGCGAGCACAAGCTCGAGAGTTACTCTTTGAACAACGTCTCGAAGCACTTTCTGAAGGATCAGAAGAACGACATGCCGGTCAAGGAGATTTTCAGCCGGTACAAGGAAGGCGACCCGACCCGACTCGGTGAGGTTGCTCAGTACTGTCTGAAGGACACGGAGCTGCCGCACGCACTCATGGAGAAGCTGTGCCAGATCCAGAACCAGGTTGAGATGGCCAAGGCGTGTTGGGTCCCGCTTGCGTTTCTGAGCGAGCGGGGTCAGCAAATCAAGGTGTTTAGCCAGATGGCGTACAAGGCCCGTCAGCTCAACTTCATCATCCCGACGTTCCGCGGAGGGCCACCTGGTGCAGGTGGCGCCGATGACGGGTACCAGGGCGCGACGGTTCTCGATGCGCAGACGGGAGCTTACTACGGCCCGATCACTGCGCTCGACTTTGCGAGTCTGTATCCGAGCATCATGTGCGCTGAGAATCTGTGCTATTCGACGCTCGTCATGGATGAACGGTACGACAACCTTCCCGGGGTGACTTATGAGCAGTTCGGGCCGCACCGCTTCGCCCAGACGTCGGGAGAGAAACCCGTGGTTTCCCTCCTGCCTACCATCCTCATGGACCTCAAGGCGTTCCGCAAAAAGGCCAAGAAGCTCATGGCGGCTGCAGAAGGGACGCCTATGGAGGCGGTCTATAACGGTCAGCAATTGGCCTACAAAATTAGTATGAACTCGATTTACGGATTTACCGGCGCCTCCAAGGGTATGCTTCCGCTCGTCGCTATCGCATCTACGGTTACTATGCGCGGACGGCAGATGATCGAAGAGACGAAGAACTACGTCGAGGCCAACTTCCCAGGTGCCAAGGTTCGATATGGTGATACTGATAGTGTCATGGTTGAGTTTGACGTCGAGGGCCGCAAGGGTCAAGAGGCGATCGACTACTCGTGGAAGCTCGGCGAAGAGGCTGCCGAGGCTTGCACGAAGCTCTTCAAGGCTCCGAACGACCTGGAACTCGAGAAGGTTTACTGTCCGTACTTTCTGTACTCGAAGAAGCGCTACGCGGCCAAGATGTATGAGAAGGACAAAATGGGTGCAATCGCCTTCAAGAAGATTGACGTCAAGGGTCTGCAGGTGGTCAGGCGCGATAGTTGTCCATTCGTGCGCGAGACGCTCAAGGGTCTTTTGGGACAGATTCTCGAGTCGAGCGACCCTGTACCGGTCATCGAGACGGCTCGAGCCGCCGCCCGGAACCTGATCCAGGGTCAGGTGCCCATGGAGAAGCTTCTGATGAGTAAGCAGCTCGCATCCGCGTACAAGGTGCCCATGCCTCATGTGACGGTCCGGGACAAGATTCGGGCGCGCGCACCAGGTTCAGAGCCTCAACAGGGCGACCGCGTCTCTTTCGTGATCGTCAAGGGTGAAGGAAGGATGTACGAAAAGGCGGAGGACCCTGTGTGGGTCACGGAGAAGAATGTACCGCTTGATTTCCAGTACTATTTCACGAACCAGTTCAAAAAGCCCGTACAGGACCTGCTCGAGCCTCTCGTGAGTGCCGATCTGATTTTCGACAAGAAATTCATGGCCAAGACGGAGAGTTCCACTGAGGTGGCGGCGCGCAAGGCGTTTCTGACCATGTTCGGAGCAAAGGTCCATAAACAATAACACCCCAGTAGTAGTATGGAGAAGCAGATCCTCGACTTGATCGAGGATGAGGTGACCCGCCGTGTGCAGCTACGCATGGCGACTGCACTCGAGGTGATCTCAGGGCTGTACGAGATCCCGATGTCCCGACTCATCAAGGACACGGTCAGTCTAGATATTACGGTCTGCAAGGGTATTCTGAAATCGGGCCGGCGCTGTCTCAAAACACCCTTCGCCAACGGATTCTGCAAGTTTCACAGAAAGCAGGGCCCTGAAGAGCCTGCGGCCCCTGTGGTTGAAGACGACGGTTCTGCCCCATGGGACTCTTAGAGAAATAGGACGTACTTAATTTAATGTCGAAATCGGAGGTTCTCTTGACGAGTCTCGCTCGATTTTTTGAAGTGACCGAAAACAGGGCCCAGCTTCATGAAATTCTGGGGGGACGGAGTAGCCGCCCTGGAATTTCACTTCGTAAATTGGAGTGGTTCGTGACCAACTATTCCAAGAATCAGCACGTGACCTATACGGCTCCGAACGGTAAGATGTTCACGGTCCACGTCGCGTACAAGTCGAGCCTGGACGGATACTCGAAGAAGCTCTTCGACCCCTTCTGCCGGACGGCCCGCATCGATTTTCAGGGCTTGACGACGACGGTCGCCCAGCTCAACTTCATCAAGTGGTGTATCACGAACGGAATCATAGGGTACCTCATCAAGCAAATGGCAAGCGCGCAAAGCCATCCCGAAAGTCCAGAACCGTGTAGCCATAGTAAAACAGGTACAGATTGTATCCCTGTGTAATCTGAGACGTGTACGCGGGATTGAAGTTTAGGGTCAGTGTACTCGTCTGTGAATTTAACTTTGAAAAGTCTAAAAATCCCCCCTGATTGTACTCCTTGGGCGTCAACCCGAAGGAGTACATGTATATGTTGCGCGAAGGCGCCGACAAGGCGTGCTCCAAGGGTTGTTTAAAGGAGTAGTACAGGGACCCCTGGAAAGTACTCAGAATATCGACGTTATTCAAAGTAATCTTGGCGTTATCAATAACGTCGATGTAGTTGTTCGGGATGTTGTTCGACGACTGGAACGCAAGGGCCACACCCGTCTGGATGTAATCTGTCGTGTACCCATAGTTGTACCGGGTGTCGTAGTACAGACCGCTCGGTGCTCCAGATGCGTCCCGGACAGACTCGTAATTTTTGTTCCTAAAGAACCAGAACAGACTCTGGACCGGAAAGTTGGCTGTGAGCTGCAGCTGTGGCGCACCACCCGAAAACTCGAGAGTCGATTCCTTCTTAACCTTGGGCACTATATAGCGGAGCTGTGTGTTCTGATAGTAGAGCTTCTCTTTGTTGTCCAACAGAATCTCTTCCGTGATGAGTCGTGGATTAATCATATCAAAGTTGGTCGTGGCGTTAGACCACCAGTACACGGGGTGGAACGTGAATCGGACGTAGAGCTTCTGGTTCCACATGGCGCACAGAGGGAAGTGGGGCTTGCGAATCCTCTCGCGGTCAACATTCGCGTGCGAGTGCCTCCGGCAGAAGAAGAACTCTAGAGGGCAGACGACGTCGATATTGGTGTTGGAGGTGGATGCCGACACGTTGGAAAAAAGCCCGCCGACCACGCTAAACATGCCTTTTTGCTCGTCGGCGTCAAGAAACACCTGGTCGCGGATGATGTACCAGTCGTCATAGAGCGTCTCGATGACCGTCTCGTTGACGAGCAAGTCAACCTGCTTTATAAGGGCCCGACCTATATTCTCGTTGATGGCGTACGCGTTAGATTGGCGCGGAATTGTGCATTTGAAATACATATTCGACAAGAGGTGACCAAGGGTCTGTGGGAGGAGCTCTATCTGGATAGTCTGATTCTGGTAGGTGGGACTAGGGGGTGGAAACGGTATGACGCGCTGATACATTACAAAGTTTGTGTGCTGTTTAAAATCTGGATTCCATTTTGATTTCCCATAGTCCCTGTTCGACATGAATTCGTCTTGAGGCCCCGTGGCCGCCAGTGACAGAATAGAGCCGGTGCTGAACCCACGGTCCTTCACTTCTATCATATCCAATGGGG